TGATGGCTCCGGACATCAGGGTAAAAATGTCTGAGGTGCTGACCGGTGGAAGCACCAAAATGGAAAAAGCAGAGATGAAGAAGGCTACGGCCGTCATCGACGTCTACGTTTCCGATTTTGGCTCCCTGAAGCTCGTCCCGAACAGGGTTCAGGCTTATGTGACGTATTCCAAGGCCTGCGCTTTCGTTCTCGATCCTGAGTACTGGAAGGTGGCGTACCTGCGCCCGTTCCAGGAACAGCGCCTCGCCGTGACCGGCGATTCTGAAAAGGGCTTTATTGTGGCTGAAGCTACGCTTGAGGCCCGCAACGAAGCCTCTTCCGGCGTCCTTGCTGACCTGAAGGCCGCCTAGCTTTTGCGGGGCCTGCCTTCGGGCGGGCCCTTTCTGGAGGATACATGAGCGTCAATCTTCAGCAGGGGAAAGCCGGGCAGATCCTTGAACACCGCGATGACGGCGTGACGGATTATGTGACAGAAGACTTCCGCCTTTTCCGTGAGCAGGACGTCACGGACATTCTGCGGCTGAATAAGGCCGCCCGTGACCGTGACCGGTTTCAGGGGTTCAGGATCGCGCCTACGTTCCGCAAGGTGGCAAGCATCCCCGTGGCCGCCGTGGACATTGCCAGGGCACAGGGGCTCGACATTCTCAATAATCCCGATGACATGCGGAAGTTCCTGAATGACCCGATGAACCGGGCGTTCCGCACCACAAATGAGGTGGTGTAATGGCTGACCTCACGACTTATGAGGGTCTGAAAGCGGCTATAGCTGACTACCTGGGGCGGGAAGATCTCACGGAGCGTATCCCTGTTTTTATCCGTATGTGGGAGCAGCGCGGCAACAGGACCCTGCGCCTGCGCGCTATGGAGCACAGGGCGCACGCCTCCCTGCCTAAGGGGCAGGGGCAGATGCCGCTTCCGATGAAACGCATTGCCGGACAGTGGGACGTCTTTCTTGAAATGCGGGATATTGTCTGGACGCCTTCAGACGGAAACGGAAGCGTCAATCTGTGGTACGCTTCCCCGGATGAGTATGCCGTGCTTCTGGAGCGGACGGGAAAGCCTTACAGCTTCACCATTGAAGCCAATGACCTTTTCCTGCTGCCTACGCCTGATGAGGCGGGGAAACTCCAGCTGACCTACTACGCAGAGATACCGCCTCTCGGGGACGAACAGCCTGACAATGAGATCCTTCTGAGGCACCCTGACCTGTATCTCTACGGCTCCCTCGTGGAGTCGGCGGTCTTCACCAGAGGGAGCGTCCCGCTCGACATGTGGGCGCAGTACTATCGGCAGGCGGTAGCGGACATCAGCCAGCAGGAAACGCAGGCGAGATACCCGAAGAACATCAGCATGCGGCCCATGAGGAGGATTTAGATGAGCCTTACAAATTATGGCGAAACCTACGTGCTCGGCTTGGTTAAGGCCGCGAAAACCTACTACCTCGGCGTACTGACGGCCCAGCCTTCAGACAGTTCAGCCGGAACGGAAGTGTCCGGTGGAGCGTATGCCAGGCAGGCGATCACGTTTGCGTCGCCGGTATCCGGCGATCCTTCCAGCATGACAAATGCCGCCGCAATAGAATTTCCCACAGCTACGGCAGGATGGGGAACCGTGGTCGCGTGGGGCGTGTATGACGCCGCTACGGGCGGAAACCTCGTGTGGTACGGCGCCCTGTCCACGGCTAAAGAGCTGTCCGCGAACGATACAATTATTGTCCACGCCGGCGACCTGAAACTTACTCTTGACTAATGCGCGACTTCACCCTCGAAGACTTTGACCGCCATTTCGGCGCCGACATAGACGGCATGGGGACCGTCTCTCTGGATGCCCCCTATATCGCCGGAGATGACGCTGTATTCAATGCCGTGCCGGGGGAAAATGAAAGGCTTGTCCGCGCAAGACGGTATAACCCAACGGGTCATGCACAGACTGACGGCACGTTCTTCACCCGCAGGGCGTGGGTGCCGGGTAACGCTGTTGCCCCCTGCGTTATTCTGTCAGGCGGCAGTCTTACCTACAGGCGCGGCGCCGTGTATGCGGTAACAGCTGACGCCGTTAGCGGTGAAACCTTTAGTTATATCAGGGTGCGTTTCTTTGTCTGCCCTGATGAATGGGGCTCAGGTCAGACCCTGAAGTTCACGTTCCGCGGCTGGGCATGGTCTCCTGAGGACCGCGCTACGGGCGTATGGATAGAAGATGAAAGCCCTAATGGCGTCTGGGTGCGCACCGGAACGTTTTTCTCAACAGACGGGGGGGGTATTGAGTGAGTAATCAGGCAAAAAAGGTTCTCCTGCAATTCGGGGCGTGGGAACCGGATGATGGGCTTCTCAATGGGCAGCAGGCGCCGGAAGCCCGCAACGTCATCCCCGGCAAACGTGGCTACAGGTATCTGCCGGGCGTGTCCCGTCTTTCTTTTCCCCAACTGCCGGGCGGGCGGTGCCTCGCGGCCTGTACGCTCCGTGACGTCAACGGCGACCTGCTTACGCTGGCCGCCTCATCCGCCGGGCCAGTTTATGCCCTGCAGGGTGGAGAATGGGTAGCAAAACTTACTACGGAGACAGTCAGCGCCAACCGCGTTTTCGCAAATTGGGGCCCGTCTATGTACATGCTCTACGGGACGAATCTGTATAAATCCACTGTCGCGGGTGGGTTTGGTGATTTCGCTGTTGTGTCGGCTGCGCCTACAGCTCAATGCATGGCGATTGTGAAGGAATTTCTTGTTCTCGGCGACCTTACGGGCAACCGGCAGCGCATCCAGTGGTCGGCCATGGATGACCCCGACACGTGGCCGGAGCCGGGCACGGATGACGCAGCAGCCAAGCAGTCAGACTACCAACATTTTCCCGAAGGCGGCCGCGTTATGGCCGTCATGGGAGCCGTGGGGCAGACTGACGGCATCGTGTTCCTTGAGCGGGCCGTTCAGCGCATGGCCTATGTAGGGCCGCCCTACATATTCAACTTCAAACAGATTGACGCCGTGCGAGGCCTTCTTGCCCCCAAAAGCCCTGTCAATTTCGGCGTGGGGTGCATCTACCTCTCCGATGATGGCTGGTACATCACGGACGGGAGTTCAACAAAAGCGCTGGGGATTGAGCGCATTGATACCTGGTTCTTCTCTCAGGTTGAGCACACGCGGATTTCTGAAATCGTCGGCTGGCATGACCCTGTAAACCGCATCTGCATCTGGGCCTTCCCCTCCAAAGTGGCTGAAGCCGGCGTGCTGGACAGAGTACTCATCTATTCCTATGACCTCGATAAATGGTCTTACGGCGGTCTTTCCGTGCAGACCCTTTTCGGAGACTACGCCCGCGGCGAAACGCTGGACGGCCTCGACAAATACGGCACACTGGATACGCTCCCCTTCGGCTCGCTGGACGTGCCGGCATTCATGACCGGCCGTTCCCTGATGGGCTGTTTCGATTCGGAAGGGTACATGGGCGCCCTAAACGGGAAACCGCTTGAAGCCGTCATAGAGACGCAGGAAATAGGCGGTGACCGGATGATGGTGCACGGCCTGCGGCCGCTTGTTGACCGCGGAGACGCGAAAGCGCTCCCTATATACAGGACAAGGCAGCAGGAACAGCCGAAATACGGCCCTCTCCGCTCGCAAAGCAGGGATGGCGTCTGCTATCAGCACCTCAGCACTAACTATCTGTCGGCCCGTGTCGTTATACCGGGCGGCGGTACGGCATGGCGTGACGCTCACGGCGTTGAAGCGCTGGTTGAGCCTGAAGGGGGCATGTAATGGCGCGTCAGGTTGCGATTTATCCCAAGGCTACGCCCGAACAGATGACGGCTTTAGCGCTCGCGGTGAACGGCGCTATCGCTGGCGAAACACTGAATACAGGAATGTTTCAGGCCGCAGCGGGAAAGAAGACTGTGCAGGATCCGCGGTGCCGCGCTGGGCGTGTGGCAATGCTCGTCCCGCTCAACGAGGACGCGGCGGAGATGACATGGTACCTTTCGGCTATGACGAAGGGGTCAATGAGTTTCACAATCGCAGGGACGGGAGTCGGTCTCTGGGCATGGCTGATTTTCGGAAGCTAGAGGAGGCAGAAGATGCTTACAGCGAATAACCCTTTCTATAGGACAAACGGGAGGCAGCAGCAGCAGGTTGGCGCCGCACAAACGGGGCAGTATTCCAGCCCCGCGGGGACGGTTACGCCCCCTGTTACGCAGCAGGGCGGCGGAGCCGGCTTTCAGCAGATGCAGGCGCCCGGTATGGCCGCGCAGCAGGGCAGCGGACTGAATGGCGTTATGGGCACGGTGGGGAGCCTCGGCGGGCTTCTCGGCATGATGAACGGGAACGGGAAACTTACCTCCGGCCAAAGTCAGGTACTCGGCAATGCCGGCATGGGCGGCGCTGTAGGTTCTCTTTTCGGTCCCACGGGCGCCGCTGTAGGCGCCGGCATGGGCGCCCTTAACGGTCTTCTTGGAGGTCTGTTCTAATGGCAGGTTCCGGTTTTTCCAGAAACAACACGCCGCAGTATGGCGGCCTCTACAAGACGCCTGCCGGCAAAACAACCGCGGCCGCAGGCGCTGGCGGCGCTATCCCCCGCGTACAGGCTCCGGCCGTATCCGTCCCCAATGACCCACCCGTTGACCTTGCCGGCCTCGGGGGGCTTCTCTATTTCATGGGGCAGGGGGCACCGGCATATATGAGCGTGAGCGTTCCCGACCCACAGTATCAGCGGCAGGGGACGGCACAGCAGGCAGCGGAAGGAGCTGCGCAGATGACCCCGGAAGATAAGGCGGCCATGGAGCGGTCCGGCCTCCGTCCTGAATACGGCCTGCACCTGAACAGGACGCTGTACATGCCTTATACGGGGGAAGCGGTACCGCCCGGCACAAACCCCACGTACTATGACCGCAACGGGAACACTATGCCCGGCCCTGACGCCGGATGGCTTGAGCGCACAGCTTACAATCTGAAGAAGTGGTTCTGATGGGACTAACATATAAATTTATCGATGATGTGAGCAACCGGGGGCTGGCTTTCTTCTGGAAGAAAGCTAGAGCCTCCGGCCGGCTTGAAAAGTTCTTCTACGACCGGCCGGAAGTCTCTCTGCCGGATTATATCCGGTGGTGCAGGAACGGAAGCAACCTGCCGTGGTTTATTCTGCTGAATGGTGAGCTTCTGGCCATGTGCGCACTCAACAGCCTGCACGGCAAAACAGCATGGGGGCATTTCTGCGTCCTCCCATGTGGCGTGAGACGCTACGAGGGCATGCCCCTCCAGATTGCCGTGTGCGTGGGTATGCTGGCGCAATGGCTCTACGCCCGTAAAGATGGGGATTTCGCTCTTGAACGGGTGCTAGGTTCGACGCCGGCCACGAACGGACCTGCGCTGAAGGCGGCCCACCTGATGGGTGGCCATGAGGTGGCGCGCGTTCCCGGTTCGTGCTACATCTACAGCAGGCGTCAAAATATTGACGGTATAGTGACAGAACACACGAGATTAACGGTTCCGGTTTCGGGGCTGGACTTATAAGGAGGTCACCATGGGTGGTGGCGGCGGCGGTAAAGGCGGCGGTGGAGAATCCACTACCACCAGCAGTGCGGCCCCTTGGGGTGCACAGATCCCCTATCTTATCGGGGGCAAAAACTCTCAGGGCGTAGAAGTCAAAGGCGTCTTTCCTGAAGCGGCGCGGCTTTACGAAAGCGGCGGGCTTGCGGGAGACTACTACCCCAATTCTACCGTAGCGGATGAATCGGGGTACACGACTACGGCCCGCAACATGATTAACGCCCGCGCGACGGGCGGCGACGCGAATATCGATAACGCGGCGTCCAGTATGGCTAACATACTGAACGGCTCGGCTATGGCGAATAACACGGGGCTGAACGCGCTCAACCAGTACGCGCAGTCTACGAACCCGTACATCGATAGCCTGTACAGTCATGCGGCTGACAAGGCGAACGCCACAATCAACGGCAATTTTTCTCAGGCGGGCCGCTATGGGAGCGGTGCGCAGGCGAACGCCATTGCGGACGCTGACCAGAACCTGGCTAACGGGATGTACAGTAACGCCTACAATCAGGCCGTGAGCGCGGCGGGCAATGCCGCGAACGCGTACAATCAGGGCGTGAACTCTCAGATTGCCGCGGCTACTCCCGCGCAGTCCCTGAGCAATCAGGCTTACACGGATGCCTCGCAGCTCGCACAGGCGGGTTCTTCTCTGGACGACTATAACCAGAGTAAAGTTGACGCGGACGTGGACCGCTGGAACTACAACCAGCAGAAAGACATGCTCGCGTTGCAGAACTATCTTAATTTGGTCGGCGGCTCCTATGGCGGGCAGGGCGAAAGCACAACTGAAACCGACAGCGGCGGCGGTAAGGGAGGCGGAAAGTAATGTACCCGTATGACAACAACGGGCAAGCTACAGGCGGGCTTCTCGGAATGTGGGGCGGGCAGCCCGCCCCTAAAAATATGTCCATGGCTGACGTGGTTTCTGGCAATCCCGGCTTCCTTGCCGGTGTGACAGCTCTTTCCATGCTCGCCAACAACAACGGCAGGCGCTCTTTCGGCCAACTCCTCGGGCGCGGCGGGCTGGATGCCTTAGGCGCGCTCGGCAACGCCGGCATGTACGGCCTCCAGCGTGACCGTATGGCCACGCAGGACGCTTTAGCCCGCGCGCAATGGGAAGCGTCCAGAGAAGACAGAGGACTTGCCAACGCAATATCTCTCGGGCAGCTCCAGCTTGCCCAGCAGAAACTCGGGCTGGCTCAACAGCAGGCACAGAGAGAAGCCGCGGACCGGGATCTGTGGGGTAGATTGATGGGGCTTCCCGGTCTTACAGGCGGAAGCGGGCAGGGCGTCGATATGGATCCCATGAAGATGCCCCGTATCCCCGACGGTCCGACAATGCCCGCAAGCACACTTCCGCCTAAAAACCAGCGCCCCGCGGGGCCTGACGGTGCGCCGCTCGATAAGGCGGCTATGACCAACAACCCCGGAAACGTAGGCAACTTCGGAGACCAGGTGCGCGTGTATCCTACCATACTGGACGGCCTCAAAGGCATGCGCGCCAACCTCCTTTCCCCCACTTATGCAAAAAATCCGACTGTAGCCGCTATCATCTCCCGGTGGAGCCCCTCCAATGAAAATGATACAGGCACGCTTATTAGGAATACGGCGGCCATGATGGGGGTTGACCCCAATCAGCCGCTTAATCTCAACGACCCACAGACGATGAAAAACCTGATGATGGCGCTTACCAAAAATGAGGGGTCGTACAAGTACGTTCCGGCAGATGAATTTGACATGGCCGTTGGGCTGAAACCCGTTCCGGCCGGCTACAGGTCTGTAGACTACCGCGGAAATCAGCAGGCGCAGGGCGGAACGCCGTATAGCGGCGGTTCTGGCGGCGTCTCGCCTAATCCCATGGCGGCCGCGTCTTTCCCTGGTGAACTGGGCGCAGCGGCCGGGCGCATTATCGGTCTTCAGCAGCAACAGGAGAAGAACGACCTTGATAGGGCAAAGTTGGATATCGAGAGGAAGAAGGCATCGCCGGGCTACCTGTTCGACCAGAAACTGGCGGAAGAAGCCGCTGTTTATTACAACAGTCTTAACGATGACGTGGCCGCTAAAGACGAAATGATAACAAATGTTGAAACGTTAAAATCTTTACTTGCCAATCTAAAATCCGGCCCGTTGCAGGATAAAATAGACATGGCCAACCAGTTCCTGCATAGGGTAGGGTTTTCTGGGAACCTTATAGGCGCGAACGATGTACGGGATGCGGACGCCCTCAAATATTTGATCAACAAGAATGTGCTCAATGTGCTCCTCCAGCAAAAAGGCGTGCAGACAGAAGGCGACG